TACTAGGAACCACCCACAGTGCTTCTATAATAACATGGGTTGGTTTATGCTTGGTAACCAATCTATCTATGTCGTTGTTATCTATGGCAACTTCAATTTCGGATTCAATGCCGGACTGATTCAGCATTTCGTTCATGAAATTGGCTGAATTAAAAAGGCCAGTGCTTAGGCCCAAGGGACTGTGCTTGACGGGATTGTAGTCCTCGCGACGTTTTAGGATGAATAGTACTCGGTTTGTCATTGAATTCTCAGTTTATGTTTGATATTTATTTTTTTAATGTGTGTGTATTATTACACTAGCATTACACAGCAGATGCAAGTACTATTACTCCGTTGATAACAGCATTCAATGTTTCTTTCATGGCCATTTGACTCATGTCTTGAATAATTTCCATTTGTCGTTGTACGTCTTGTAACACTTCTTGTGCTTCACTGGCACTCATCTGTCCAGTGTGCAGTTGTTGTATAACTTGTTGTACAAATTGTGCGGCATTGGCAAAGCCGGGGTCGCCACTGTTGACTAAATTGGCTAAGTGGTGGTTAATTTCATCTAGGTTCATCTTGGTCTCTTTCCTTGTACTTGTTGTATTAGTGTGGCGCTGCTTTCAATACCGCCAAATTTGAGTTTGCAATATATACTGCTTACTTTATCTGTGCCAGCATAACGAGTTTTTAATCCTTGTGCAATTTCATCTAGTGCAGTACTGGCCTTGATGCTGTCTTCATTGTGCGGAATATCCAATTCGTATGCATGATACAGGCCCACTTTGTATGCCAATGAGTTGGCATTTGCTTTGGCAACTGCGGCATCATCACAATCAGCAATGCCATTATGTGCATCATAACGAATTTCTGTAATCATTCTGTATTCTACGGGATCAAAGTGTGTCATTAGATACGCATCCACTGCCGCGCATCCTGACAACACGCTGAATGCTATTAGGGATAGTAGCTTTTTCATTTTCTAGTGCTTTCGTATATTCGTTTTTGTGTGTTATACCAGTTGTTCCAGTCGTCGATCTTGCCGGCACACAGGTAGTATTGAGTATAATTCTTGCTGACTGTATCAACCACATCACTCAATTTGTCTGTCTTGGCGTCAACAGTCAATAGATCCGGACATGATTCCTGCATTGATACTGGAACATCGGGCCATGGTGCACTTACCACCACAGGAGGTCTAGTGCTACTGCACCCCACTAACAATAAAACAGGTACGAGATATTTCATTTCTTGGCCTCGGGATTGATGGCAGCATCGTTTAGGTCTTGAATGGCCACAGGATCAACCCTACAGGTGGCATCCATTTTGGCAGCATCTTTTACTATACGTTCATGTATAACAACCTGACGTTGTACTATAACTCGATTCTTCTGTCGACGAACTTGTGTCAACTTGTCATTGGCTGCTTTGCTGGCCACCACGGCTGCGTCTACACGGGCCTGTGCCTGCCGGACTTGTTCTTGCCATATAGCAGTGACACCGGCACCACCAAACATAAACACGCCCACAACAAATATCACAACACCCACGGGCTTGATTAACCATCCGTAAACCTTCAGTCCCGGAAACCGTGTCAAAACGCCAGCAAGAGCATATAGCAACACACCTGCTCCGGCCACTGCTGGCCAAAACCAAACAGGCAGTGTGTTTAGGATATGCTGAATGATAAATTCAAACATTATGCACCAAATATTTGCAATGCATGTTTATAACGTGCAGTACGATCATCTATGCCCAGGGTACCACCGTTGATCACTTTGGTGGCTTTGACAATATCACCAGCATCACTAATGGCGTTCAATCCATGATGTTCCCAAAAGAAACAGGCCGATTCCACAGCACCGTCGGGTGTTTCGCAATAGTCCACACATTCATCTAGTTCTTTACCAATTTCTCGGGCAAATGCTTCGTATAGGCTACGTCCGGTAAGTTGTATTAAGCCACGTCCATGAAACTTCCAGCCATCTCCGCTTTCTTCTGACCCGTTGCCCATTCTATCACAGTAGGCTCTATTGGCAATGGCTTCTTGATTGTGTGCATATTGTGTAGCAACATCAGGCGGAAAACGCTTGGGCCATATGCTACTGAGTGCATGTGCTTGATAGTTCAAGTTTTCTTTAAGAGCAGTGTAGTTTCCGCTCTCGTGTCCGGTCTGTGCCATGAACATGGCCACACGTGCCGGGGTTGTGATTTGGTATTTGGGTAATTCGTCGCATAAGGCATTGTACCAGCTTTCTGCATGAGGGTTGCCTTGCAGTAATTGGTGTACGTGGTTTGCGGTAAAATCGAATTCGAATGCCATAGTTGTATCTCCTTGATACAACTATTTAGCAAATTCAGCTAAAGAAAATGTTACAGACTTTTTAACGCACAATTCCGGCTAGATTGCGTAAGGATTCTGTAAACTCGTTTTTGGGGGCTTTTTTATCTACCTTGATGCCGGCAGCAGTTTTAAGATCAGTTAAATCTGCATCACCGTAAAGACGATCGTACTCGTCGGGACTCAGGGGAATCAATTCTTTCAGTGCTTCCTCACTGAATGGTTTCTCTTGTCTAGATTTAAAGTAACGCACACGCCAATCGCTTAGATCTTGTTCAGTCAAGTTCATGAGATCGGTCATGAGATCCATGATATGTTCGGGTGCTTTACTGTCACGATCCAGTTCCACAAACACAATGTAGCTGCCATCATCCATTTCGCCTGAACTCACGTCAGCATCAAATACCCAGGTGTAGCCTTTTTCGATAAAGGCCACAAGATCATTAGCAGGTTCTTTTTCGCCTAACTTGAAACTGATTGTGATCACATCACGATCATCGCCCAGTTTGCTTTTGAATTCGTCTATGTGCAGTTCGGGATGAATCAAACGAGTTAGATCGCCTGACTCCAAGCCCTCAAATAGATTACGCAGCTGGTTGTTGTTCGGGTTGTTGTTCGGGTTGTTGTCCACCTTCTACTCCTTGATTCATTGAGTCGTTGTCGGCTCCGGTTTCGTATGCAGTATCAATTTCTTCCATGTCCACGGTGCCGCTTTCTAATTCTAGTGCACCCTGCTCGATATCAGACATCAGTTTCTTGGGCATTACAATAGTGACCAACCATACCGGGCTCTTAACTGTTTTGGGAAACTTGGTTCCTGATTTGTAGTCTTTGGGAGTTTTTACTTTTGCTGGATGTTCAAAGAAGTCTTGTTTGAACGCAACATCGCAGTCATATTCGCTTAAACGTGCAGCGCCCTTGGGATCGGGCATTTTTTTGTAGGGCCACATAAATGTGCACTTGACAAAGTACTTTTCGTATACTGGGCCTTCTACTAGTTCGCCCTGTTTCCAGTGGGCAAATGCGTACAGGTCCAGTTCGTCTAAAACACGTTCAAAATCCAGCAGAGTCGAAACTGCGCTGTCGGTCATGAAGATGTCTTTGGTGTTATTTAGTAGATCTCTTATGTTAGCGGTCATAGTGTAATTATTTATCACTACTGCTATGCCAAACATGATTGAAAAATAGTGGTGACAGTTTAATACTTATGACGGTTTTTTACGAATAAACACGACGTATTACAAAAAGTCATGTCTATTTAAATACCTTTGTAAGCTGAACAAGTTTACTATTTCAAGGAGAAACACATTGTCAAAACGACAACGCAGAGCAGAAGCTCTTATACCAAGCGAAAGTGATTTTAAAAGTAATAATGCAGTAAGATTTGATTTATATAGAAAGGCCCCTTACCAAAAACCAATTACACTTATCCCCAAAAGTCTCAGTCAAGAAACCTATATCGATTTACTAACCAACCCAGACAAACTGATAGTATTTGCAACTGGCCCAGCGGGCACAGGCAAAACCATGCTGGCAGTTCTTGCGGCCCTAAAGGCATTTAAGGCAGGACAATGTGAACGTATAGTAGTTACACGACCCGCAGTAGGCGTTGATGATGAACAACACGGATTTTTACCCGGTGACTTAAATGAAAAGATGGCACCCTGGACACGTCCGATATTTGATATCATTGGCGAACACTACAAGCAAACCGAAGTTGCACGTATGCTAGATGAAAACCAAATTGAGATATCTCCCCTGGCATATATGAGAGGAAGAACATTTAAAAACTCGTGGATTATTGCAGATGAAATGCAAAACGCGACACCTTCACAAATGAAAATGTTACTCACGCGACTAGGTGAAAACAGTAAGATGATAGTTACTGGAGATACACGCCAAGCGGATCGCAAAGAAGACGACAACGGTTTACTGAACTTCCAACGTTTAGTCAAGAAGTATCAGGACTGTAAGTACGTAAGTGGAGTCGAGTTTGATCATAGGGATATACAACGACATCCTGTTGTGCTTGAAATACTCAAGATCTACCGGGAGGTTTGAGTTACAATATTGTAAACTTCTTCCCAGTTTTTAACTGTACGAACATGGTCATGATAGTGATTCATATTATGACCATGTTCCATGAGTAAACTGTTGAGTCCTAGCCGTGCACCGGTCTCGGCATTTTCTGGCTTGTCTTCGATCCACCAGCATCCGGTATCACGATAGGGATAGAGCGCATCATCTTTGTCAGCTCCGGTAGCAAGACACACTATGCGTGAAAACACAGTATCACCAAACAGTTTGCCAAGATTCATTTCGCGCAAACGTTGTGCATTGGGATCTGTGCTTAGACTTGTGATACAGTGAAACACATAACCATGTTCTTCGTGTAGCTTTCTAACATAATGTATGGCGTCACGCAAGGGAGGCAAGAATCCAATAGCAGCCGATTCGTTAAACATCTTGATCAAACGACGTCCTTGATCCTGGCTGATACCGTAGCGTTTGCCAATGTCGTAGTGTACTTCGGCACCACTAATTTTTTCAAAGCCGTGTTGTTCTAGCCAAATATTAAACGCATACTCCCAGTTAAGAAGTACACCATCAGCATCTACCAGTATTACGCTTTCTTTCATTTTGTTTTTTCTGCCAGTTCTCGATATCCGGCCCAGCTGGGGTGAACGCCGTCGGGTTGTAGTCGTGTTATTGGTAACACAGTATCACCATGTTCCTCAGCCACTGCTTGTACTATTGCCTGTATGTTGGGTTTGATTGCAGGCAAGATCCAAAACACTCGTGAGCCTTGAACTCGGTTGCGAACTCGTTCCAGTTCCGCTCGAGTCTTGACACCGGCATGATCATTTGAGCCCAGGCTGATAATCACAGTATTGGCAGTCAAATCATTTTGCAAATAGTCTCGATTCCACTGCCAAGTGTTCCACCCACCTCGTGCATAAGCAACACATTCAGGTCTGAACTGTTCGGTGCCTACTGCTATACTGTCACCTAATACCAAACAATCAATCATTCTTATTCCTGGAAGTCTATTACGTTACCATCTGCGTCAGCACAGATAATACGTGACACCGATCCGTCCTCGTTTTCAATTTTAATTGGGCCCCAAATCCACCACTCGGTGTCGTCTTGATACCAGGGATCATCTTCACGCTCTTCTAAATCATATGTACCATTTTCATCCAAGAACTCTCTAATTTCTTCCTCGGCGTCTTCGTCAAGACCTTCAATTTCTATGTCGTACCAACAACCGCCATCATCCATGCTGACAAGTTCCACACCTTCAATATTGCCAGTATAACACTCACACATATTAATGCTGTCTCGCCTGCCATCGCCTCCGGGTACTTCGGCGAACTCAAATTCGGGCATGTTGTCGTCACTGGTTTCGACTTGCCAGGTGCCCCAACGGAAGCCGTTGACCGTAGTTATTTTACCATCACCGTTGCGTTGAAAAAATGTTTCGTTTTCTTGTACATTTTTCTTATGATATGTACTCACTGTCCATGTTGCCATTTTATACTCCTCTATCTTCCATCATGACCCAACCCTGTCCACAGGAAGGACAGTGATATTGACCACTCATCTCTACTAGCTCATGCTCGACATACTCGGCACCGCAACTGAAACAGGCCACTGAGCCATACTTTATTAGTGAGTCAAATTCGGCTTTGAGTTCTTCTAGTGCAGATTCTAAATCCTGCACACTAGCTTCGGTTTGTTCTGCATCGGGGTCAATGGCCA